GGTGGACTAATTGGACACCCTGAAGATTACATAGATGAAAATAAACCCAAGCGTAAGAGGACGTACTATTAATGAAACCATTTTTTGAGGCTTTTGTATATTTTGTAGAAAGTGGACTACCTGAGAAACTAGCAAAAGAATTAGCTGAGTCCGTAACAGGTATTAAAGCACCAACAGGCAAGATTGAGATACCTAAAACAAAAAGCCCTGATGAATTCAAAATACCTGAGGCAGCTGACGATGTTATCGAAGTTAGTGATGACGTGTCGCCAGGTTATGCACAGGGCGATACAAAATACAATGCAGACGTCCTAGCTACAGCGTTAGCCGAGAAGAGAGGTTTTATTAAAGAAGGCCAAGATGCTACTGACATGGATGTTAAGAAGTATTCTGAATTATACAGCGAAGCGTATTCTTTTTTAACTAACCTACGTAGATTAAATAGACCTG